TAGGTCGCGCGCAGGCGCGCGCACGCGTCTATCTTGAAATCTAGTGGATATTTAGACACGTTTGAAGGAAAGTGAGGCGAAAGCATTGCAAGCGAGCGCACAATGTAGTAAACTGGTCACAAAGGACGGATGGATCACCTGCCCCATTTGCCGACGGAACCACCGGCTGCTTCGGATCACCGACAGCACCGTGGCCCATGACCTCCCGGTTTACTGCCGGGACTGCAAAAAGGAGATTGTCCTGAATATCGACCGAGGCCAGAGCGTTGAACGCCGGAGCCCATGATTACCCTGCACAGGGATGAATCATTGGGCCCCGGCGTTTTTGTTTTGCCTGGAGGTGATAGCCCATGGCCATAAAGCCGCTCCGGCCCTGCCGACATCCTGGATGCTATGTCCTGGTCTCTGGTGGCTACTGCGATGCACACAAGCCCAAGGACAGCGACCGGCGCAGCGAAGAGTCCAAGGCTTGGCGCTGGATGTACTCCACCGACGAGTGGACCCAGGACATACGCCCCATGCAGCTCCTGCGTGAACCGTTCTGCCGGGAGTGTTCCAGGAACGGCCTCCGGGTACGTGCCACCGACGTTGACCACATCGAGCCGCATCGCGGAGACTGGTCCAAGTTCACAGACCGCAACAACCTCCAGAGCCTATGCCACGCATGCCACAGCCGCAAAACAGCCGAGGAAATGTGGCAGAAAAGCGCTGCTCTCCGGAGCCGATATCGGCGCTGATCAGCAGGACGCTTGGGCGCTCGGGCGCAGAGTGCGTACATGCGAGTCATGCTCGCGGGTATCCTTGCAGACACTCCCCCCCGGCCAGGAAAGTTTCGGCCGGGGTGCGTAAGACCGTATGCCCCCAATCGTGTGGGATTTTCTCCCCACGGGGAATCTGGGGCGGCTCCGGCTGGGCCGTTCCAGGCTGGGGCAGCCCCGGATGGGGTGGATCTGGCTGAGGCAGTGCCGGCGGGGCGGCTCCGGCTGGGGCGGTGCTGGTCGATGCTGTCGCGGGCTTAGTGGCGCATGGGGTCTTACGTGCCCGATTCGGGCACACAGATTTTGCTCCAATCTTCTGCCGGGTGGTTTGTCCTTTCCCACCCTTCCGTTTTGGGCCGGACCCGGCGGCTGGTTCCGCCGGACATCCGGCAGAGGACTGGAGCGCACGCCGCCCATGGCGGCAGAAAGGACAATGCTATGGCAAGCAAGAAAATGCCCGGCGGGGCAGTCGGCAAGGGCGGTATCAACCCGGCGCCGGTGCGAGATGACCTGACAGTACGGGTGGCTGCAGAGCAGCTGCTCCTGGTCCCCATCACCGAGCTGGTGCCCTATGCCAACAACGCCAGAGTTCACGGCAAGGAGCAGATCGCCCAGCTGCGTGCCAGCCTGCGGGAGTTCGGCTTTGTGACGCCGATCCTCATCGATTTCGACAACAACGTGATTGCCGGCCACGGCCGGTTGGAGGCAGCCAGGGCGGAGGGTATGACCGAGGTCCCCTGCGTGCTGGTGAGTAATCTGACGGAGGCCCAGCGGAAAGCCTACATCCTGGCGGATAACCGCCTGAGCGAGACTTCCACCTGGGATGAACCCACGCTGAAGATCGAGCTGGAAGGCCTGAAGGCACTGGAATTCGACACCGGAATCTGCGGCTTTGACGCTAAGGCACTGAAGGAGATCCACGTAGGCGAATACACAAGGGCGGCACCCGGGCAAGTTCAGGAAGCTCCCGCGGCAGCCGCCGATGAGAAGGCTGCGCCAGAACCGCCGACAAAGCGGATGTGTAAATGCCCGCAGTGTGGATTCGAATTTGACTTGAACTGATTTGATGGGAGGCGGATGCTTTGAAAATCGACTGCGGCCTGAAAGGCAGCGAGTGGTACTGCGAGACACACCGGGGCATCTGCTGTGCCTGCTGCCCGGAAGTGCGGTGCTGTATCAGACGATGTTTGAACGCACCGGAGCGGTGCGGTTATGCCGGCGGCATGCAGGCACCGGCAGCGCGGAAGGAGGTGCCCCATGGCGGGAGCGAGACAGCCGACTGATCTTGTGCTGGCCAACGGCCGCAAGCATCTGTCCAAGACAGAGGAGGCGCAGCGGCGGAGCACCGAGGTCCGGGTACCTGCCGCCAAGACGGCCAAGCCGCCCAAGTGGCTGCCGGAGACGCTGAAAAAGGATTACCGCGCCCTTGGTAAGCAGCTGATCGCGGCGGGGTTGTACACCGCTCTGGATGCGGACAACCTGGGCCGGTACCTGGTGGCGCAGCACCAATACCTGATGGCCACCAGCGAGGCGGAGAAGGCGCTTGCCCAGCAGGACCTTGAGAACGCGGACGCCTGGAGCCGCGTGCAGGACCGCTACTACAAACAGGCCAGGAACTGCGCCAACGACATGGGCCTGACGGTTACCAGCCGGTGCCGCCTGGTGGTGCCTGACAAGGCGCAGCAGAATTCCGAGGACGACAATCCGTTCCTGCGCCTGATTGCCGGAGGTGCGAACCGCTATGCCTGAGATGATCTGGCTGACGCCGTTTATCCATGTGCCGAAGCCCGACGACGGTGCGGAACTGCGGTACAGCCAGGAGGCGGTGGACCGGGTCCTGGGCTTTTTCTCCCTCCTGGTGTTCGGACAGAACCGATGGGCGGGAAAACCCTTCAAGCTGGAGGCATGGCAGGAGCAGCTGATCCTGGAGTTTTACGGTGTCCAGGTCAAGGACGACGAGGGAAACTGGGTCCGGTACCGGCGCTTCCTGTACAACGAGATCCCCAAGAAAAACGGAAAGACGGAGCTTGCCGCCGGCCTGGGATTGTACCACCTGGTGGCAGACGGAGAGCAGGTGCCCAATGTGGGCATCTTCGCCGTGGATAAGGAGAACGCCGACACGCTCTACAAGTGCGCCAAGTACATGGTGGAGAATACGGCCCTCAGTCAGCCAGCGCACCGGCCCCTGGTATACTGCCGGGACAGCGTGCGGGAGATCCGGACCCGCTTCGGCGGATTGATGAAGGTCTACTCCAGCGATGTGCAGAACAAGCACGGCCCGTCCTTTTCGGCCATCCTCTGCGACGAGCTGCACGCCTGGTCCGGCCGGGCAGGGCGGCAGCGGTGGGAAATCCTGACGCAGGGCTCCGATGCAGCCAGACTGCAGCAGACGGTGCTGGTGCTGACCACGGCTGGCGATGACCCGGACCGCACCTCCATCGGCTGGGAAGTCCACGAGTACTGCCGGCGCATACTGGCCTGGCGGCGTGGCGAGCCGGAACGGCCCCAGGACACGGACGACCCCGAATGGCTACCGATTATGTACGGCATCTCCACCCTGACGGGAGACGATCCGGACAAGATCGCTGAGCTTGACATCTACGATGAGGAATTGTGGAAAACCTGCAACCCCAACTACGGCGTGATCGTTCAGCCGCGAAAGTTCCGGGAGGATGCGAGAGCGGCCAAAATGGATGAGGGCAAGGAGCGTACCTTCCGGTGGCTCCGGCTGAACCAGTGGATCTCCACAAAGGACGTGGGCTGGCTGTCGGTGACGCTTTACGACAAGACGCAGATCGGCCCCTCCGCCAAGGCGGAGCGGGAGACCTGGGTACGGGAGCACCTGGCAGGAAAAACCTGCTACGGAGGCCTGGACCTATCCGCCACCACGGACCTGACGGCCTTTGTGCTGCTGTTCCCGCCCCAGGAGGGATTGGACACCTGGGTGATGCTGCCGGTGGCGTGGCGGCCTCTGGCTGATGTGCTGGCCGCGGAACAGAAGGACCACGTGCCATACCGGGATTGGGAGCGGGCCGGATTCCTCAATCTGTGCCCTGGCGACATGATCGACTATGCCCAGGTGGAGCAGACCATCTATGAGGCGGCTGAGTCCTTTGACCTGCGGTGTCTGGGTGTGGACCCCTTCCTGAGCCGGACGCTGATCTCCAGACTGACGTCCGCCACCAATGACGCCGGGGAGCCGAAGCCAGCGGTGCGGTGCATCGATATCCCGCAGGGCATTATGCACATGAGCCCACCTACCAAGGAGCTGGAGCGGCTGATCCGATCCCACAAGATGCTCCACGTCCACAATACCTGCGCCAGATGGTGCTTTGGCAACGCCCGGTGCTATGTGGACGGCAACGAAAACCGAAAGCTGATGAAGGATCGGAGCATTGGCCGCATCGACATCATCGTGGCATGGGTCATCGCCCTGGCCACGGCGACGGTAATGCGGGGGCAGAATGACTTTGACACGACGAAACTTGGAGAGGACTGGGGCCTATGAGTATTGAGACAAGAAATATTTCGATTCCGATGCCTGCCGATAGCCGTGCAGTGGAACGGCAGGAACGGCGTGAGCAGCGGAAAGAGCGGCACCAGGCCATGCGCAAACGCGCGGCATCTGTGCTGGGCGTCTATCTGGACGATATCCTGGCCGTCTGCGGGGCCGTGTGCTTTGTGGCCGCGGCGGCGGTGGCCTTTGGCTGCGCGGCGGCCCTGGCCACGGCGGGGGTATGCCTGACGGCTTGCTCCGCGGCAGTGGCCAGAGCCGCAAGGAGGAAATAACCCATGATTTTGAGAAACGCCATGGAACGCCCCCGGGCAGTGGAGTACCAGGACCTCACATGGGAAGAAGTCAACCAGAAGTTCCGGGACATCTTTCTCACCGGCGGCACGTACAGCACCGGCATCTACGGCGCGGAGAAGCTGAGCCCTGTGGCAGCTGCCCATCGCATCCTGTGCAACGACTTCGCCATGATCCCCTTCTCCGTGTACAAAAAGGACGGAAACGCCAGGATCGCGCAGGATGTGCCCGATTTGGACACCGTCTTTAAGGTCCGCCCCACGGACAACATGACTCCATTCATGCTGGGGCACACGCTGATGTCCAACACCTTCTGGCATGGCTTCGGCGCCGTCTGGAACCGTCGGGATTTCACCGGGCACATTGTGGAGCGCATCCCGCTTCCGTCGGAGTGCTGCACCATCCGCCAGGACAAGGAGACCGGCCAGTACTTCTACGACTACACGGTGGACGGTGTTTTCCGCACATTCACAGGATACGAATTGAGTTTCCTGTACTTTGATTCGTATGACGGTGTGCGCGGCCGGGGCTTTCTGGATCTGGCCCGTGGCACCATCGGCGCAGAGGGCGCCGCGCAGGAGTACGGCCGGAAGTTTTACCAGAACAGCTGCACCATGAGCGGCATCGTGGAGGTGGACTCCGATCTCGGAGAGGCGGGGCGCAATAAGATCCGAGAGCAGTTTTCCCGGTACAATCCCTACGGTGATGATGCCTTCAAGGTGGCCGTACTGACACGGAACTACAAGTACACACCAATCGGCATCAACCAGAAGGATGCGCAGTACATCGAGACCCGCGCCTTCGGCGTGGAGGAGGTGGCCCGCTTCACGGGAATCCCAAAGGCCATGCTGCAGAGCGGCAAGGAGAGCTATGAGAGCAACCAGCAGCAGCGGATCACCTTTGTGACGGATACGCTGGTGCCCTATGTGACCCAGTGGGAGCAGGAGAACACGTTCAAGTGCCTGTTCTCCTTCCAGCGCAAGGATGGCCTGTATTTCCGCGGCAACGCCTCCGCCCTGATGCGCGGCGATGA